CGGCCAATGGCTTGAATTAGTACTTTCGGCGAATCGTGCATTTCGGCGAAGAGCACTCGATCGAAAAAACTCATTGAATCGATACCTTCGCCGATGCTGTGCATGGTCGCCACCAAGACCCCAGTGCCCTGTGCGCGCACCTCTTCGATGATGGCATGGCGGCGCTCAATCGAATCATCACCCGTAATGCAGGCCGCCCCAAGCTTCTCAGCGAATACTCGTGCGGTCTCGCGCAGATGTGTGAGCACACAAACAAAAGGCACATCTTGGCGCGCGTCTGTAACCCACTCTATCCCGGGGCCAAGACGGGCCTTGCGAGTGGCGTCAAGGAAATCATCAAACGACTCAATGCCCCGTTCAGGATACTTAGCCCGAATGGCGAGCACACGGAGCTGCACGGCGGGATAGAGGTGTGCGATGTCCTCCTTGCGAACGTGGTGACTTACGCGTGCGAGCTTTGAGCGCAGCTCATCGACATGTTCTTGGTTAATACCTTCGAACCAAATACCATACTGATTCTCGCGCTTATTCGAATAACGATTAGCAAACCAATAACTAATGTACTTATTATTGGCCGGCCGCTTGCCCCAATCATTCGGATAGAGAATGTCGAGAATGTTCCAAATGTCCGTTGGTTCGTTCGGGATTAGTGTTGCAGTAAGTGCAAGCATACTTGCGTCAGGTGCAAGTCGGGCAAGCTCTAAGAGATTCTGAGAACACTTAGCGCCGGGTGTTTTGAATCGATGGGCCTCATCAACGATAAGGAAGTCCCAGGGCTCGCGATCGACCTCATGCAGCAGTTCGGGACTCACGATTTGAATGGGGGCCGCGTAAGCCTGCTCAAGCTCAATCTTTTCGGCCTTGGTTAGGCCCTTCGATCGGGTCCGGCCAGCAAAGATTTGGCCAACGGGCGGGTGTTTGGGCCACCACTTATTGAGTGATGTCGACCATTGCTCTTTGACAACTGACGGGCAAATAATGAGCGCACGATCGGGATTAGCAAGACGCAACGATTCAACAGCCGCCGCAGTCTTTCCACCACCCGTAGGAAATGGGTAGATAAAACGCTTTAACCGGTGCCACTTTTTGATGGCCTCGACTTGGTGTGGATAGAGATCGGGATTTAGCTGTAGGTCCGCATACTCGAACTTTTTCATAACATCTCGACCTCCATCGAGAGTGACGAACGGGGGCGCTCACATTGGGAGGCACCACCTTAGTATGGGGCAAGGTGGACAAAGGGCGCAGCCCCGCCGTCACCTAATACGTTAACACTGTGCCCCGCTAGCGTCAAGTAACTAAATAATAGCCCCTTTTTCCAGTAAAATCGCCATAACACGCATCGCAAAACCAGCCACATTGAGCACGCCAAATAGTGACGCCCACAGCCGGAACCAATTTGTTTCATTGGCTGCAGCAATTGCGAACGCTACCGCCGCAGTTAAATGTAGAGTCCCCATGATTATATGCGCTTCCATACTACCCACCTTTGAGTTTCAAGCCCTTACCAGCAGCCTCAAGAATACCATCTTCGATCAAGCTCGCAATAGTTTGTTCAGCGAGATACTTATCAAGTTGCCAAATATCTGCCAACTCTTTTTTCGTGTACACCTCACTGGCCGCAAGTAATGCAACAGCCTTGTCAAGCATACTCGGAAGTAGCGCGCCCTCTTGGGCCTTTGCCAGATCAAAACGTACCCACGGCGCCTCTTCGGCCTTGCCACCGAACTTCCAGATTAATTCGTATCTAGTTTCTTCGTCGTCTTTACTGCGAATAGTGACGGAGAGATAGTCGTGGTTGGCATGGGGCTTTCGGACGGCGATGTGGACGTCGTAAAAACCAGCGAGTGCGGAGCTTCCACGTAGGTCGTCGTCGCAATCGTCCATAGAAGCAACATCCCGTGATGGCTTCCTAAGGTGGTGGCTAAAGACCACAGATGTTCCACTTCCGCAGCCTCGAAGATCATCAATCGCGCGCATAATCGCGCTGATATCTTTGACATTATTTTCATCGCCACGGTGCGCTTTTGCAAATGTATCAATAATAACCAGCTTGATACCTTTAGCGACAATAAAAGCCTTAAGACGCGCAATCCAAGTCGGATCATCGAGTAACACCTTTTCTCGGTGGGAGAAATACGGCCCCGCACTGCTTGGGCCACCGATACCCAAGCCGTTGTGCAACATCGTAAAACGCCCCCGCGTCTTCTTCCGTGCACCCTCGAACAGTAAAAATAAGGTAGGAATCACTCCCGTCGGCTTCAGCATTCCCACGGCTTGACCGCTCGCCGCTATCTCTGCCAGCACCAGTAGGAAGAACGTTTTGAACCCCCGCTTGGGTGGGCCACTTATCATCACGGCTGCGTCGCTTGGGATTACGTTTTCTATTAACCATTCGGGTTCCTGTTCTAAATCAACTCGCGCGCACCATTCGCGCCGGGTGATTGGGTTCCACTCTAACATGCTTTCAGGGCTGGGCTCGGCAGGTGGTGCTTTAGCCGCCGTGTTGGTATACTTTAGCAAGTGCTTACCGCCTCTCTAAAACTAACGTATCTAGTTACTTGTCCGAGTTGTGCACAAGTTTTAGTTTTCTTAGAGGCACCGGTGTGGGACCGGGTTGCATGCGCGGGGTGCTCGACATTGATAGCGCTTCAAGTCGATCCAGAGCTTGCTTTAGCTCCTCTACTACCAGTGCCGCTGGGCCCCTAGCGATTGCGGCGCGCAATTCCATGCACGTCCACGACATCTCGGCCTGCAGGTCGTGCAATTGGGTCTCTAACATCGCTAATTCGAATGGGTGAATCATCTCAGTAAGCCTCCGCTAAAAGTTTTGCCAACCATTGTGCCGCATCCCGCTGCTCTCTGGCCATCCTTCTGTACATGTTCGATTCGCCGTGAGAATCCGCGTCGGCGGCCTCGCTAGCGTGCTCGGCATAGCCGCTGGCCCTGTCCTTAGCAATTTGCATGAGTTCACGCAAGCCCTGTCGCCCATCAAGTGACAGCGGTGGGGCCTCGAATTTCAACGGTAATACAAGTTGCGGGGTTGACATGTTACCACTCCTCCGTGAATGTTCCGAAATCCTGAGAGCTCAGACGCTCCCTTTCGATGCCGATTCGATATTCTAGATTCGTGAGCTTTAAATCACGGGGCGGTGGGGCGTCGGTGTTCTTGTAATAGAGGTAATCGACAAGCCCTATTCGCCACGCCTCATAGAGATCATCGTAGACTTGTCGCGCAAGAGTGTGTTTGAAGGTCTCGCTATAGGAACGCATAACACCCGGCGTTACCCCATCATCAACAAAGAACCCAATAACAACGCGTTGATACCGCATCCTAGGTTTCATTGTAACAGCCCACCTTCTGGCTCAGGGTCGCGCGCACTGAGGTCAATCTTGCACTCGTTGAGTGACGTTCCGGCATGTTTCTTCTGATACGGCGTCCCAGTGTCAAGAATTAGCTTCATTAGCTTGGCACTTAGATTGCGATAGGCCTCGACCTTTACAGCCTCATCTAACGCGGCCTCTGCTAACACATCAAATTGCTCTTGTGTGGGGTGCAGCACGTTATGCCTCCGTACTTTCTTTGCTAACCACTGTCGACTCACGACGGACTACCGTTACTTTTGCTTTGCGTTTTTGCCATTTGGGCGCACCTTTGAACAGTTTATCACGCCATTTCTTAGGTTCATACCCATTTGCTATGGCCGCTTGGTTTTCCAGTGCGATAAAGATGCGCCGTCGCTCCCAGTCAAAACGCTTCGCTAGACGATGGCTCGCAGGAATGACGCGTAAACATTGGCCTTTTCCCACAGAGAAGCGGTAATGCCCCTCCTGCAATGCCATAAGGGCGTCGGGGGCCTCACAGCTAAATGACTTAACGGTTTGTTCAGAAATTGAATCCAACAATTGAACTTCGTACAGCATGAAACGGAACCTCCGGTTACTGTTTGTTAAAGCATCCAACACAAAACCAATGACATTGCCCATCGTCCCATCGCAGGTCAACCGTGTTGCCCATATTGCAAATCGGCCAATCCTTGATTTGTCGCTGGACCGAGCGGCGCGCTAGGCCACGTATTTCGGCCGTGCGCCAATGCGTATCGCCATAATCGAGCTCACGATCGTAATCACCGCGGGGCTCACGTTGCTTAGAGCCGTACTTGCAACGTTCTGGCGCTGGTGGGGCGTTAGTTGATGGGGCAAGCCAGGTCGAAGCATCGTCTAGGACGTACTCAAAAGGGGACATAAATGTATGCGCATTAACACTCATTTCCGATGTAATACCCTGCAATACCCATTTAATATGAACCTGAGCACGAGTCTTATAGGTAACTGTGAAAACGGGGCATCCTTGGGACGTAAACTTATCCCCAACCTCTAAATCCTCAAATCGAACGTGTCCGACCTTCATTTGCGTGCCTTCGTAAATCATTGCCCCGCCCCGTTGAACGGTGATCGACTGCGGGTATTCGTTCAGTGGTTCTTCATTTTGCACGGCTAGCCTCACTTGCCCACAACAAAAACAGGGCCGTCACCAACAATACCATTCCAAAAGCCCATAGAGTTTCCCGAAAAAATGCGGAAATCGGGACCAAAATCTTAGACATCACAAAATGTCCGACAAATTGTTGTCACGCAATATAGCGAACATTTCCGCACGAAGTTTCTCAATCATATTGAGCTGCTCGGACGTAAATTTGTCAGATTCATACTTAAGTTTCTGACGTTGCTGTGCGAGCCACTCAACTATGACGTAGTGCAGGTCGGGTGCCGATCGATAGGTGTTGAAGTCCTCGGTTTCTTCCGGCAGATTGAATTCGAGTGTTGCTTTCATAGCCCCATCCTTTTGCCCATTCGTTTAATCACGTCTTCAAATTCATCGGCCAGCTTAAATTCTCGCGCGAACAACAACAAGTCTTTTTGCTTGGCCTTGAGCATTTCCTTAGGTGCGCCACCACGACGACCCGCAAAGTCCCAGTTAAGAATACTTGTCATGAGTGCTAGTTTGTTTTGGTCTTCGTTACTCATGATACTGCTCCACGATTGTACATTTCAGTTGTTGGCCGATTTTAATTCGTAACGCGCTCTCTCGATTAAAGAGGGCTTTGGGATGCCGTGGACTGCTTTCCGGTCCGTCAATACCTAAGGCTTGCTGGACCACATGCAAAAGCTCATGCGGCAATGCTGTAGTACCTACGCAATTATTAATTGGGGGAACCAGTACCCCACCATATTCACTCGTCCAACCATGGGGGCCACCCGTCTTATCCCAACCAAACTGCACACGGTAACCCCATTCCTGCACTGCACCACGTACCGTCGGGTATTCAGTTTCCAATTCAGCCCACACAATATCGATTACCTGCTCTACCGACTCTTGCTTGTAGGGCGCTGGATTAATATCAACAACCCCGCGCCCCGGCATTGGTCCACACTTACAGCCACTTAGCGCCAAAATTACATGAAACGTCCCTAAAAGTTTTCGCTTCATTTTGGCACCTTCCTACTGTCAACGTCGGTGTTCTCAACCCGTACAAACTCCCAATGCGCCAGCGCCTCCGCTTTAAAACGTTCCTCGGCATGCTTGGAATCACTTGCCCAAATGAGCGTCTCCGATGTGCGAGCCCCGTTCTTAAAAATGACGGTGAATAGGTAGCGTTCTGAACTGCTCATGTTAATCACCCACGTATTCGGCAACTTCAAGTTGCGCTTCGAGTTTCATTAGCTCTTTCTTAGAGTAGTCTTTCGTCGCTTTCAGTGCCGCAATCTTCTCGCGGACTTCCTCAGCTTTTTGACGTTGTTCCTCGTACCATTGCATAATTGGGTCACTCATTTACTCTCCCCTTTGGCTTTGGCGATTGCGACACGCACTAACAACAATGTATCTTCGATATCGACACCGCTACCCCCACAAGTACCGCAGGTAGTTTCTTGTAGTGTCTCAATACCGTCGTTATCCATTACGTCGCCGTAGCGCGTCCCTTCGCCTGCACAACCAGAGCACTTTGAGGCAATCAATGCTTCGCACGCCGCCAAAAGCTCCGGGGCTGCAGCAATGAGGCGTGCGTTAGCGACGTCTTGACCTTCCTGCCGCTCGCTGTACCCTAAACCATTCCACATTGGGACAGTCGTCGCTAACGCATAATCGCCCTGCCCAATGTCGTAATTACCATTTGAAGCTTCGCTGAACCACCAAGGCCCGGGCGTGAATTTCGGTTCGTTGTTACTCATGTTGGTCTCTTTTTGGCGTCTTCAATTGCCGCTCGTAGATCCGTGAAGCACGTTGCGGCGCTGGCCTCAATGCGGTTCGAAATATGACGCTTGTCAAAGTGTGGTTTGATTTTCTTATACACGGCCCGCACAGCATCAATTTCAAAACTCTGCGGCAACGTATTCCACGGTCGTGCCGTGCTTGACCCACGACGGTCTTCGAATTCGGCGACGCGTTCCAACATCCAATCGTATATTGTACTCATGATTGCACCCCAGCACGTAGTTCTAGGTGTAGGGTAGTAAGTAGAATTTTCTGTTCGTCGGCAGTGAGACCACAAATCTTTACCGCTTGTGCCGCAGCCTCGCTGACTGTTACGCGCTCTGCGCCACGCCCCTGTGCTTCATGATGATGCACATACGCCAGCGCCATTTTGATTTTGTTCGCGTTCATTTGTCACCTCTAGACAACTCCGCGAAACGTTCTTGCATCTTATGTAATTTGCATTCGATATCTGTTAGAGCGTCTTGCAACTCACCGATTTCGTGACCCACATCATCGGCTAGATTACGATTGAGTGTTAGGTCTCCCATGTCGTCTAGTGTCGCATTGAGCACACGCCGTAGGCTCTTTAGTTGAGCGTACACGTCGCGCATGTACAGCAATGCTTGATTCTCTGTCTTCATGATTGCACCCCAGCACGCAGCCCGTGTATGCGAGCAACTGCACCCGACGGGTGCCGCACCAAAAAAGTCCCGTTATCTAACATCTCTACCGTTGCCCCGGCCCACGCTCCATCTAGGCCGTTTATAAGCCCCAACAATGACTCTTGCATTTTTGGGCCTACCGCACAAATGCACCTTAAGTTAGTCGCTGTCCAACGTTCGCATTTGTCTGAGTGCCACAAGGCGGTTAGCCCCGACGGGTTGTAGTTTCCTGTTTTTTTGAATCGCATAGGTTTGTAAGCGTTCATTTGTCGCCCCTGATTGATTTAACGTAATCAATTGCCTCGTACTCTTCATCAAACACCTTCAGCAACGCGTTGTTCCACATTACGAGCCAAATCCCGTCATGGTGATAGAGGATTGAGAGTGTCATGATTGAGCCTCGTCGCCCTCTGCACTCTTTGCCTCAAACTCCGGTCGCTCGTCGTTGATAGCCTCTTGCACATCCTGAGACATAGCAAAATAGGCTGCAACACCCCACGGGTTCTCTTCTGGTAGCGGGCCCACATCCTGAAAAGCCATGTCGTTATTGCTGTGAATGAGAACAGTTAACGCCTTGTATGAGTAGATAACGTACTCATGGCTGTCACACATTTCGTGCACTGCATCGTTGATATCCTCACCGTCGGCCTCACGCGTAAGTGCTTCCTGTGCCAACAATTGGACTTCCTTGTAGTAATCCTTTTGTGTGAATGCTTCACTCATTAGCGCACCCCTACGCGAGCCAATGCCCGCTTATCAAGAACGATTTTCAAAGCCGAGCACATGCAGCCGGCCGCGAACATACCAACAAAATACGCGAATACAGTGTGTGAGATATACATTAGAGCACCCCCATACAAACAGGTGCGCCATCAATGTAGCGCCACACCTCGCCCTCAAACGTAACGAAGTCATTAAAGCGCAATGCAAAGTCGTTTGAGGTGCGCGCGGTAGCAGTGGTAACGATAAAGCCATTCATTGTTTCCACAATGCGCATCTTACCTTGCTTCAACTTAATGCTAATCATGTTGTTCTCTCTGTTCGTGCACCGTTCAATCGATGCATCTAATGTATAGTCATTGCAGCCAATGTGCCAAGTACCTGATTTCAATGATTTCAAGTACTTAGCTTTCTGGCACGATGCTCGCGTATGACAGCATTGTCGCACTCAAGCAATTCGCTATGCAATGTTTTCACAATGTTCGTTAGAATGCTCTTTAGAGTGCTTTTAGCTATGTAAATGTTGCGCAGTGGCTAAATACGTCATTAACTGTGCATTAATGACGCACGTAGCCGTCAATGCTGCTTTTTACCCCCCAATTGCTACCATTGCTAACACCGTCGTTCGTGCACATGCGTATTTGCTCGTGTCGCGTTAACGTTACACATGGGCACCACCTGTGCCACATTCAATGCACGGCCGCGCTACGCGTGAGAGCTTGCACATTAACACGTGCGCTGTTAGCGTGCGTGCCCTACGTTACCATACGTTGCCATATATCCAAGTGCTTGAAATGATTGAGCTTTGTATAGAATGACTTATAAGAGGCGTTCAGAGTCGGTCCATACCAAGAGGTCGGGTTCCCCGCCAAAGTCGCTCATATGTCAACGTCGCGCGTTTTTTCGCCGACCCTGGACCAGCACCCTGCTCGCACGTGCGCACACCTGTCGCCCGGTATTCCTGGTATTCCCCGCATTACTGCTAATACAGAGCGTCGCGCGGCCATGTAGCGGCACAGTGCTTGCACACCTATTGCACCCCTGCAAGACACGAGCCAGCGGCCACCATGCAAGGGGCGTGCCAGGGTGCCTCGTCGGGAAAGGGGTACGGCGCACCCACCCGTATCAATTGAGGCTCCAGTACACCTGAACTGAAATCTGTGATGGGTCACAAAAACCCATGATAATCAGTCAAAACTAAAACATGTGCGATTACTTATCGATGTCCTTTTCTAGTAATCCTGCGACGATATTGACGAACAGGGCGCCGGCAAGGAATGCCAGGAACCCCGCTGCTGCGATTTGCAAAAGCATAGTTGAATCACTCATTTGATCAGATCCTCCGCTTATTAAGATGCCGGAACTACGGAATGGATTCGCCGTTAAAAATAATCGACTATAATTGCGATTTATTCGAGTAGCCTATTGTATTCTGCAAAACCCATGGTAAGCTAGCAAGTGATTGCGTAGGCGAGCACAGAGGCCCACAAGGCCGATGAGCCGCAGACGAAGAAAGCATGCCGCTTCACCATCGGAGGATGTGTATTTATGAGAAATCCACGTAAGTTTGAACGGGCTAACAACCGAGCTAACATTGCAAACATGACGCGTGCGATGAGAGCTGACACTGCGTATTTGCTTGAGAAGCAGAAGCACACCAGCCAAGTTAAAGTCTACACGCCGGAAGAAATAGCGGCGCTCCAAGCCATGCTCGTTAAATAATGCATTGGGGGGTTTCCCTGGCGCTCGCTCGGCCTGGCGGCCGCTCGCGCGGGAAACCCCTTGCAAGCATTGTGCCAAATTGATACACTCCGTGAATGCCGATTGATGTTGCGGTTTGGCCGATGGCTCCTAAGGAGCATAGGCCGAAGTCACTCTATATCATGGAGGTCCTGTCGGCAGAGGATGCACAGGTCTTGAAGGACAAGGGGTGGAAACCCCGTGATGTGCGCCGCCTGCCCAACGAGTCCGACCATGAACGATCGGAAGCATTGAAGTGTTTCCTTGAAGGTGTCCGTATCGGGTCTATTGCTCCCTTGAAGCAGCAATTGGCGTTCCTTGAGCTTGAGGCTAAGATCTACGGCCTAACTTCTAGCCGTGGTGTAACTGCCCCGCCAAGCAGACTTGCTGACGGCACTGTAGAGGACTTGCTGAACTTTGCTGATCCACCCACCGCCAAATCGCATATAAGCAACGCAAAGACACCGGCTAATACCCAGGTACCAACTCTTACTGAAAACGCGTCCTAGGGCATCCTGACGCGAATAGGATATGTTTTAAATGGCCAACTATACGCAGGATAACTACACATTTCGCTACGACAGTACTAGTGACTTTTCTAGCACTAATGCTCACCGCTCTGTGTTCACCAAGTTGCGCACCACACCAACGAAACTGCTCGACATGACAGTTAGTGTTACTACGAGCGGTCTAACTATCGATCTCGACACATTTAGCACAATCACTTCGCTAATCATCGAAAATCAAGACACTGCGAGCGAGGTCACCGCAGCATTTACGGACACGGCTACAGCCAATGTTCTAACGATTCCGGTTAGCGACTATATCAAACTGGCCTCTGTGGGCACCATCGCTAACGATCTCTTGCTAGACGCCGTGACTTCCACTGCCGTTTGTCGTGTTATCGTAACAGGTACCTAGCCTGATGGAGCATCAAGAGGCGCTCCAAAAAGCCAAGCAAATACTGGCACTTGCTCGCGTCAAGCCGCGCCACAAACCTAGGAATTTTCTAGAGTACGGTAAGACCGTGGCCGACGCAGCGAAAGAGCTGAGTGCCGGGCAACGTGCTGAACTGCCGTGGTTTGCCGACTTCGCACTCACGTGGCGCAAACTCTACGACGATTTTGACAAGATATATCGCGCCGACCCAATGATTCTCTACGAGCCCGCGCACGACATGGCTCGCAGATACCACGCATCCAAAGCATTCATCCGGTGGTTCTGTGCCGGTAATCGGTCGAGTAAAACTGCTACAGGATTTGCTGAACATTATTACACACTTACCGGGCAACACAAATGGCGCGACCTGCCGCCAGCACCCCTGAGTTCCTTTATTGTCGGCGTGGACTTTCAGAACTACAGTAAGAATGTGTTCGAAAAGAAGTTCCTAGTTGGTGAAGATGGTAGCTATATCACGCCAATCTTTCCAGAAGGTGGGAAGTGGCTACATCACTACGACGATCGCAAGCATGTGATTTGGCTCGGCTGTAAGCAATGTGCTAACGAAGGCAAGTCACAGTCCTGTCGGCACCAAAAGAGCAATCTTTCCCTGTATTCTGATGAATCAGGCTGGGAAGTGCTCCAGGGCGCGCAGTTCATTCTCGGCCAACTGGACGAGGATGTGCAGGGTGGGTATTTCTCCGAGGCCTTTACCCGACTACTAACCGTCCCATTCAGTTCACTCATGGTCACCGGCACCCCGCTCTTTGGCCCCGATGCTTGGCAGACCAAGAAACTGGAGCGGTTATGGAAAGAGGGCGGGGTTGAAAATCTTCGTTATCCTACACGCAAAGACTCACCACTAATTGTTGAGAAGTTTCTAATATCAATGCGCGACGCCGGCCTCGTACCAAAGGCTGAGATCGATGCGTTTGAAAAGGGTCTCGACGAGTGGGAGCGCCGGGCGCGTATTCACGGTGAGATTGTTGCTATTGCCCAGAACCCTGTGTTCGACAAGATTGCCCTAGCTGAACAAACGGTTAGTGTACCTGAACGTTGCGACCTAGTGTTCGACATAAAGCCCGACGAGAAGGTTCCGGAACTTGAGAACCTGATGCCCGGTCAACGTTTCAAAATGGAACACTCGCCACTCGGTCGCCTGCGTGTGTGGGAAGACCCTCAGCCGGAAGTTAACTACATTGCCGCGGTGGATAGTGCCATGGGGTTGACGGATGGTGACCCATCCTGTTGTTCCATTCTGAAGGTTACCAAGCGGGGCTTTAAGATTGCACTTGAGCTGGTGGCTCAATTCCACGGCCATCTCAATCCACACGAGTATGCTGATGAAATTATGAAGATTGCGGTGTGGTACAATTCCGCACTTGTAGGTGTAGAACTTACAGGCGGCTTGGGTTACGCCGTGGTGCTCAAGCTCAAAGAGTACGCTTATTGGAATATCTATCGTGACAACAATGGACCGGAAATGGCACGCCCCGGGCTCGATTCAAGGCTCGGTATTGACACCAATCAGCAGAGTAAGCCGTTCATGATTGGCGCGCTACAGAACTTCTTAAAGCAACGCCTCTTGGTCATTCCCTGCGAGAACACGCTGGCAGAGATGCGCGCATATGAGCAGGAACGGTCGCCCACCGGTAAGACCACTCAGTATCGCGGAACCGGCGGTTCACATGACGATCGAGTTATGTCGCTTGCTATCGCCGCAGCCGTCGCCGTTAGTTCGCCACACCTTATTGATTTGACTGATTTCCGAGTTAAACCGTCTAAGAAGGAAGCCTTGCAAAAACTGGACCAAACGTGGCAAGATGTGCATACCGAAATGACACATCAAGAGGATTTGGCAAAACAATGGTAATAGGAATTACACTCGGGTTGGCAGTGTTACTCGGGGTTATCTCGGGATTTGTCCTCGGCCGATGGGGCTACAACGATTGGCCGGAGGCACTGGCCGAGCAGGAGGAGACCTACCAGCAATTAATGATTGAACGGGAAGCGGCATGCTTGAAACGCGAGGAACTATTCGCCGCTAGAGAGATGCTTCTTGTTGAGCGTATCTCGGTCATGTCGAAAGACAGTATGGAACTCATTCGCGCATCAAGTCTCGAAGAAAAAGTACAGTTAGATATGCGGCGCAATCAGTACAAGGAACAACTTGAGTATATGCGTGACGCCGCGATGAAACCCCCAGCTGCCGTGAAGAACGAAGTGAAGCTGGGCGATGGTTCAGTAATTGACCTCAATCAATGGGATATTGTGTAATGAGCAGCTTGCTAGGAATGTACAAAGAACAACTTGGTCCCGCGGAAGAAGAGTCCTACGAAGATTCTGCGGTCGGCGAAACTACCGCCCCACCTGCCGGCGGTGAACTCGACCCTGCGGCTCAGGACTTGATGATCGATATGATACAGAAGCGTGCGGTAGCGCGTCACGAGAACAACGAAGAGTACCAGAAATCAGATATTCCAATTCGTGATATGCCTCCAGGTGCTGGTGTTGGGGGCGGCTCGAAAGCCGGCTATTAATGCATTACGAAGATTCTGTTGATTTTGCCGGTATGCTCGACGGGCACACCGAAGTCAAACCGTATACCCCTACTGAAGCCGACCGACGTTTAGTACAGAAACGTGATGATTTCTACAAGTGGTTTGAAGAGTCCCGCTCTCCGTATGAGATTATGTGGGAACAGAATCGTAGATACATAAAGGGCGATCAACTGTGGGTGCGCAATCACTTTACGGGTGAAGTGCGCATGCTTAACATGGAGGACTCTAAACGCCTCCGTTCGGTCAATAACGTCCTCCGTCCTGCTGAACGTTCACTTGTCGCCAAACTAGCGAAGCTCATTCCCGGCGCGTCTGCCGCCCCATGCTCTGAGGATTTTGATGAGCTTCATGCCGCACGGGCCGAAGATGCATTTATTAGGTACTTCAGGAATAAGGAAGCCCTCGACGTCAAGTACATCTCGGTATGCCGGTTCCTTGTAACCACCGGTACGGGGTTCCTTGAACTCTACTGGGATACTACTAAGGGTGCTGAGATCTTTGTTTGTAAGGTCTGCAAGTACGAAGAGCGTAACAAGGAGATGGAGAATAGTCCGTGCCCGCGTTGCACTCAGCAGCGAGACGATGAACTTGCGATTCAACAGGCTGACTTCGATACTGCGAAAATTGAGCAGGCTGAGCAAGTCCTAGGTGCTGTTGCGCCCGGGCAAGAACCCCCGCCCGAAATGTTGCCCGATGTCGAGATGCCCCCCATTACACAACTTGGGCCTCTGCCTCCCGATCAGGAAGCGCCGAACCTCACCACGGTAAATGAGGGTGATATCTGCGCGCGGGTCGTTGATCCTCGGTGGGTCTATGTACCGCCTGGTGTGCGCCACATTAAAGATTGTCCGCTGGTGTTCATTAAAGAGCCAATGCTAACGGCAGTGGCGCGAGCCAAGTACCCGGAGATGGCCGCATTCATTCAGGACGACACATCAGTTACGCTGACTCCCGGGGAGGCTACGTCGTACAGTGAAATGAATACCGACGGGCATGGAGTGTTCCTTCGTGACTACGTGTGGCACTGGACCGCGTACGAGTTACCTACCCCCGCCTACCGCAATGGTCGATGCCTCTACTATGTCGGTGACATTCTAGTTAAGGAAGGCGAACTTCCCCTTCCGTGGCTGCGTCGACAACCGATGTACATGTTCCGACTGGACGTGAACGAAGGTGAGTTCTGGGGTGAATCGCCGGTCACTCAGGCGTGGCATCGTCAACGTGAGTTGAACAACAACGAAACGCAGATGCGCGAATACGGTGAACTGGTAACACATCCTAAGATCATGAACCCGATCGGTTCACGCGTCCAGGCTGAGGAAATTACCGCAGTTACTGAGCAAGTGATTACTTACAACGCCACTGCCGGTGAACTTACACCTTTGCAGTTTCCACCACTCCCGCAAAGCATCCCACTCCGGCGTGACCAACTGACCATGGACATTCGGTCCCAGTTTGGCATCACGGAGGCGGAAGCCGGCTTGATGGGGTCCGACCCCAATGGCCGCGCAGCCGCGATTGTGAACGCTGAAGCTGATGCGCAAGTGGGCCCCACCACGCGCTGCAACAACGAAGAGTGGCGAGAACTCTATGTGGGGGCTATTCGCACTATTCGTAAGAAGTACAAGAAAGATCGCAAGTGGATTGTGGTCGGCCCTGAGGGCACTCAGACCTACAGTTTCGACGAGATTGATGGAGATTCTGAGCGTGACGTTATTATCGAGCAAGACGACGGCTTGGCAAATAACCCGGCAATTCGCTTGCAGCAGGTGATTGGGCTTGCGCAGTTGGGTTTCTTCATGGGGCCGCAAGGCTTTGACAAGAAGGCTTTCAGCCGCATGGCCAAGTTAAAATGGCCCGGTCAAGGCTACGAACCTGAGGCTATCGAGCGTGCAGCGGCCAGCCGCATCCCATTCCTGCTCCGTGATGGTAAGCAGTACTTACCGCAGATGTGGGACAATCCGCTTATCTTTGCCGATGAGCTTAAGAATTGGCTTGCAGGCCCCGGGCGATTGCATCCGGATTGGGCACAGTTGGTTATGCCGGTATTCCAGTATTACGAGTTTTGGGCAGTATCTGGGCAAATGCCGAACATGGGCGTCGGACCGGCCGGCGCTCCGCAAGACCCGACAAACACGAGTGGGCCCCAAGGGCCTAGTCAAGGGCCCGGTGCTGGCCCAGGTGGTCCGGACCAAAGTGCCAATGGCGGAACGCCGAATAATCCTGGTAATTTAGGCACGGGGCGCCCTCAAGGCTCAATTCAAGAGCAAGCCCAATCTACCGTGAGTGCCGCTGACCAAATGGGCGAAGATGCCGCCCAACAGTATCAGTAGCAATAAGTGTGCCAATTGTATTGACACGTGTGTATCAAAACGGTACACTTTCGACATATTCGACTGTGATTGTCGTTAACGTCACAAAACCTCGCCGCCATGGCGTAAAGATGGGTGTTATCAATGAGTGATGCTTCATTTGGTGCCTTAGAGACTGTAGACGAATCTGGTTCCGACATTCCGAATTCGAATGACGGAGCAGAAGCCGCGGTTGAGACTTCCTCGGAAGAGGTTGCACAGGACATTGGAGAATCAGCGGTAGCCGAGGCGACTGCCCCCGATGAAACAGACGGGGAAGATGTCGAGGTGTCGTCTGATGCGAGTGCATCAGCAGAAGTAGAAGAGCCTAAGAAGGAATCACGAAGTCAGTCCCGTATTCGGGAATTGGCCGCTGAAAAGAACCAGCTTGCCGCGCAGGTTGAGCAGGTCCGGCGTGAGTCGTTGCAGCAGATTCAAATGTTGCAGCATCAAATGCAGGTCCAGGCGCAAGAACGTGCCGAAGCAATGCAAGAGCAAGTGCGCTTGCAGCGTGAGCAATTTGATTGGCAACGGTCGCGAGCCCAGGCCGAGGAAGATGCGAATCTCCCTGAGCATGTAAAGCTGCGCAATCAACTTAAACAAGAGTTTAAGTCGGAAGCCCTCAAAGAAGTTGAGCAGTTGTACGCTGAGCGATTTGCGAAGATTGATGCAATTGAACAGCGGGAGCAACAGCGTCAAACGCAAGCTCAGCAACGACAACGCATTAATGCACTTGAGCAAGCGGTGACATCTCACGTCAAGCAGTCTGTACTCCACGATTTAGACAGTGGCGACCAGGCGGCACTTGGTGAGAAGGCTGCGGACCTTCTGGCGACTTTTAGTGTGACTTTCAATCGTACGCCTGATGTGGCGGCGAAGGAATTTCGTGATCTCTTAGATCAATATCATCGTGCAAAAAACAAGGCGATTGCTGCGAAGGCCAAAGGTAAACCCGTTAATGGGGCAACTCCTGCCGCTGCCGCACCTAAAAAGCAAACGCCCAAACCAGGAGCGGCACAGCCGTTCGACGATCTCTTTTTCGTAGGCTAACGATAGTCGTTAGACCTCATTGATAGGATACCATGGCAACAAGTATTAGTAACGTCGGGACTACGTTTTTGAGCCAACTCCCCGGCGTTGTAGAAACACTCAATCGCGAATCCAAAGTTCGCAAGCTCATCCAAACAGACGCTAAGTGGACAGGTTCGTACCGTGAAGGTACTCTGCACACCGCCCCCAACACCGCAGTCGGTAACATGACGGACGGTGGTGCGTGGCGCGTGTCAGGTAACGAAACGTTCGAAAAATGGCGCTTCTACCGTAAGTTTACGACAGCCTCTGTCGACGTTACTTTCGGCGCTGCCGCCACTGCTTCGGGCACTGAAAACAATGCCGAAGACGTTATCTCTGGGCGTATCAAACGCGCTACTGAGAGCGTTCTAAAATTCGAAAACGGCATGCTTTATCGCAACGGTGACGGTTCGATCGCCACTGTGCAAACCGGTACGACTGGCACTACGCTGCTCTTGAATGACTCGCGTATGCTCTGGCGCACCGGTACCTACGAAGTGTATGACAGCACGCTCGCGACTAATCGCGGTACGTTCGTTGTCTCTTCGAAGGCGTCGGCGCCCACTGCGGCAGGTTATGCTAGCGTAACAACTAGCGCGACTTTGCCCACAGGCACGACCTCGGGCGATTTGATTGTCTGGAAAGACAACTTGAATAGCGCCATCACGGGTCTCGATAAGCTGGTTGATGACACTGCGACGACTTTCCAAAACGTCAGTGTTACTGCAAATCCTGAGTACACCTCTATGGTGCTCGATAACAGCGGTACGAATCGTGACCTGGAACCCACCCTGTTCCGACAGATGCTCGCGGGTATCTATCAGAAGAGCGGTAAGGGTCTTGGTAACGATGGCTTGACCGTCATTTGTACTGCATGGCAAATCATCAATTGGGAGGAAATCTTTGACGGTGATCAACGATTGACCCCGCGTGATAAGGCCGTCGGCATTGTTTGCCCGTCTTACCAGACTGCGTTTGGTCGAATTGACTTGATGCCCGATTACGATGCGACTTCGAATCGCATGTACTTCATTGACTTCACACAAATCCGTCGCGCGGAACAGCGCAAGATGGGTTGGTTGAAGGGCCCAATTGAAGGCATTTTCCACATGAGTCCTTCGTCTGCGACGATGTATGCACGTTTGCTGGAAATCAGCGAATTGTACATTAAAGATCGCCGCACCAGCGGCCGTATCGAAGACCTCACAGAAACCCGCAAGACCGTATACTAATACGGAAATAGGATAGCCCCGAGTGCAGCTTTGGTTAGCGGCTCGGGGCTTTTCTAGAGGACTTAACGAATGGCTTATAAAGGTGGAAATAACGGACTGCACGGCGCAAAGCTAGGTCACCCTTACGGGGCACCGATCTTTGTGCTGTCCCAGCAAACAGTGTCAGGCACAGCTTCGTACACTGTTAAGGGCGCTCCCCGTTTTAAGTTTCGCGTTATTGATGTGCAATGTGTCGCGACTGCCGCTGGCGGTGCCGCTGATACGGTCACTGTTAAGAATGGCAGTGATGCTATTACGGATGCTATCGATCTGAATGACTCTGATAAAGTCATTAGTCGAGCAGCCACAATTGATGATGCATTTCGCGATATCGATACAACTCAATCATTGGTCGTTGCGACCGCTTCAGATGCTGTAGCAGATGTCTACATCTACTGTGTAAGGATCTAATCAAATGGCTGTTAGGAAACATACTCACATTGATTTTAATGCACCGCCTATGGGTGCGATGGCAAAGGCATCTGGCCTTGCCGCGGCTACTACGGACAATACTACAAACGTGTTTGTGGCTCCGGGTGGCGTCGGTATCGAAATTCGTAACGAGCAAACCAACTCGGACGTTATGCCGCTTTACGTTGTTGACGCTAACTGCACCAACGGCTGGCAAATTCCGAATGACAATGCCGATAACGATGGCATTGAAATGTCGCTCGGTATCGAAGCTAACGCGGCATCGCGATATGCTTACAAGATCGGTACCGATCCGGCGTTCAAATTGCTGGTGAAATTTGGTATCCCAGATGTTAGCGATTACGACTTGGCAATGATCGGATTTCGTAAGGCGGCTGCTTACGGGGATGCGATTAACGATCCTGCGACCACGTTCGGCAGTGCGGTCGTTTACACCGACGTTGCATGTCTCAATGTTAATGCCGGCAATATCTATACCATCACTGGTAAGAATCAAACCGGCGGTGGAACCGGAACATTTACTGCGACGGATACTACGGACAATTGGGCCGATGATGCAGTTAAGACCCTCGGTGTTCACGTATCGGCTGGTGGTGTTGTAACGTTCACCATTGACGGTGCGGCTCCTACAGTAACTCAAGCGTTTACGTTTGACGATGGCGACGTGGTTATTCCGTTCCTGTTGTTCACCAAAGGTGCTGCTGCCGCAGATACCCCACCGATTTTGGCTTCTCTCACCGCGACAATCGCGTAAGGATAATAAACAATGGCAGCTGCAACTGTAGATAGGACTGACGCGCGTTCGTGCCAGCCCTTTTTTCTCACAACGGTCGAATTGAGCTCGCTCACTTCTGATCAAACTGAAACCGTGTCCCACAGTGGGCCGACAAGTTGTTCTCCTGTGTGCGTGTTTACCAGCACTATTGTTAGTGCAACTTCCGGTGATTTGGTTGTTGGTGAATGGATTAAGGCTAGTGATAGCACATCCAATAACACTTGCGCCATGAAGTTTAAAACCACAGCTGGCGGTGATATTGCAGGGGCGAAGGTTCGGGTGACGTTCTTGTTCCTTGACCAGGCAACTGGTGGAATTAGCGCCTAATGGCCGCAGCTCTTGTTGATAGGTTTGAAGTGCTGATGGGGGAACCCATCGTGATGTCACGTGTTCAGCTTAGTTCACTTACGAGTGCCCAAGCTGAGGATGTGCTTCACGGTGGTCCCAGCGGTGCGTCACCATTTGCGGTAATTTTAGAAACAGTGGCTGCGGCCACTTCCGGTACAGTTTCTATGGAACGTGCCATTGTAAGCGATAGCACTGCGAATAATACCTGTCGTTTGGTATTCACGGTTTCTGGTGGTGGTAACATTGCCAATGCCGTGGTTCGTGCTACGTTTTTGTTTTTGCCGCAAGCATCTGGTGGGACAGCATAAGTTTCTAAAGCTTGGAGGAGCGTAAGAATGGAAGCACCTGCACATATTTGTAAAGCGATCGCTGCCATCGACCCGAACTTTCGTTTGGGTTGGTGGGGCGAGCCGCGTCAGACGGAAGATGATTTAAATGCGGGCGGCTTTACACTCATTGAATTACAGCCTATTCGACGTTGCGGTTATCCTGACAAACCCAACGGGTTCCGAGTGTTTTGGGATTTTGTCGACACTCTTGGGCCTATGGGGCAGCTAGGTGTCGGGTACGCCTCTCGCGGGCCTATCTTCGCAAAAGATGGCCGTGTGCGGCGTGATTGGGATCAGTTGACGCACCTGCCGGTTATTCGTGCACGGTTTAAGGACTTTCGACACGACGGTAGACCGGTCAATAATTATGACGTTTGTTCCGGGCGTATCATTGACATTATCAAGTATTGGCTTACGCCCATTGAAAAAGAGATGGAAGACCAGGCCGTGAAGCGCGGTAAAGACCTGGTTACCAACCTTACCGAGCAGGGTAAAGAAGCCACTGCGTACTTTCGGCATCTTCAAAACAAGTCCGACGCTACATCTACGGCCATGGCCTACAAGTTCAAGAAGCCGTTGATGGAAATGGAACGCGCCGAACACGAAGCTACGGATGCGCGTTTGCTCGACCTCTACACGCGCAATCTACCGAGCCGGTACCGCTAATGACTCGTGGCGAAATGATGGATATGTTGTCTTGGTTGGTGTCCTTTAATGATGGGCAAACCAACCAGGATTTCACATCCGAACGGCTTCTAAAGCTCCTGCAACTCGCCTATCAAAACGAGCTTAATAAAGCTGTCCTCCAGGGTTCCAAAGCCTGGTTTAAGATGACGTACACGTTTACGTGGCCGGCTTCGCAGGTTACGCTCGCAGCTCCTGATATCATCAAGCGTACCTCGGTGTACTCAATTCAGGACATCACTAACGAAGATCCCGGTCCGGAACTCCAATTCGACGATCGTGGTCTTTACGGGCTCCGTTGGGTTGACCGCTCTACGCTCCAATGGGGCGTTGATGGCCCGAGCAGTGCTCGATCGTTACGCGTTGAATTCGTCCCGCAAGCCGAAACCATGGCGAACGATGATGAAGAGCCGTTGCTCATTCCACCGGCGCACCATGAGTTGCTCGTTTACAGCGCGGCCGTGACGGCGCGATTTGGGGCTGACGAAGGCGCTCCGGGTGACTGGAAAGACCATCTTCGCGAATTGCGAATGG